TATCAGTTCCTAATACTTTAGCACCGTGGTATAAAACCTCTATAGATCTAGATACTCTTTCAAAGTTATCATTTTCTGGTGGATCAAATGTATCTGGCTTTTCAATAGCCTTCATGAGTCCTTGATCAGTTTGCTTTATTTTAAATACTTGATTATGATATGTTTTATAATCAAAGTATAATACTTGTACAGTATTTTCGTCATATCCACCCCAGCCAGTTATATATTGTCTATTACCTGGCACTTCCTGTATACGCTTAAGTTCTTTTTCAGATATATTAGGAAACTCTTTTTTAAGCTCAGGTATTGTTATTGATTTAACTTCACCAACATAATATATGTCATCAAAGTTAGGATCTTCAGTATATGAATAAACCATATAAGCTGGATCTACATAATCAACTGTAATACCTTCTGCTGTATTAAAACTAGTTTTAGCAGCTGCGATACCGCAAGTTACTAAATCCATATTTAATCTACGACGTACAAGATCGTATTTGTTTTGAGCTAAAACAGATGATATAGCTTCTTCTTCTGCTATTTCAACTGATTGCTTGTAGCTTAACTGCATATGAAGTTCAAGCTCTTCTGGTGATTCTGGTATAAGCTCAGGATGTGGCGTTTGATAAACGTCAATACCTAAAGTTTGTTTTAAACTTTCTATATATTCTTTAGCTAGCATATCTTCATATATTTTTGAAGCATATCTAGTTCTTTTCTTTACAGACTCAGGATCTTGAGCATAAGCTTTTATATCATAAGTTTTTTGTGATATACCATTTACAACAATATCTACAAACTTAGATAAAATAGGTACAGGTTTCCAGTCTAAATTAAGATAAGACAAATCACCGTTAATTGATAATTCATCTTTATATTTTTGTATTGACTGCTCGCCTCTAGCGTATAGTCTTAGCTCGTGAAAGTTATTCCAATTAGTCAAGTATCTATTACCGTTAGTTCTACCTGATCTGAACCACTCATATTCAATAGCCATAGCAACTTGGCTACCATATTCCAAACTTGATTTTTCAGCTTCACTGACTACCTGACTTGGAAAGGCGCTATTTGAGTTAGTGTATATATTCATTTAACTTATAATTTTTGATGTAGTTCCCCTATTGTCATATCTTTTTATACCTAAGTCAACAGGTTGTGTTTTAATCTTATTAACTGGTGAATACCTATGTTTATTACAAGCCATAAGCGCTAAACCAGAACTAATAGAAGCATCGTGCTTTGTTCTATTGTTTATATTAAATTGAGCCCAGTCTTCTAATGTACGTTGAAAATACATATCACCATAACCTGTATCTTTTAAACCTACAAAATGTTCGATGTAAGTTTCTATAGCAGATGCATGTGCTTGTTTAATATCTTCACTAGAGTTAGGTATACCACCTATTTCTCTTTCTGTCACAGACAATTTACTATATTTTCTATCAGGTCTGTTCATTGCAAAACCTCTATAACCTCTGCGTTTAAAATAATAAAGCAGTCTTGGTTTGTTGTTTTCAACAAGTATTGGCATACCGTAAAATACACAAGCCATAAGTACATCTTCAAAAAATATTTCAGCTGTCTGTGGTCTAGCTATATATTCTAAAAAGAAATGGTTTGGAGGCATATCCTCCATTGAAAACTTTGTAAGACCATGCAAAGATCCGTTAGATCCTCTTCTGTCTACAGTACCTGAAATATCATAAGGGTCACAACCAAATGCACCCATGTGTTCATTGCCAGGGTAATTTGTACCGTTTTTACTATATCTTTTATTTTGCAAATGTACTTGTGGTACCCAGGTTATATTAAACCTACCGTTTTTATTTGGTACAAATATAACTCTTGTATCTTGCTCACCGTTTTCCCATTGAAACGATCCTTTTGTTACATTTATAGAGTTTTTTAAATCTTCATTAAAATCTATTTGCTCGTATATCTTAGTTAGATTAAATAAAGATTCTTTTGATTCATCTCTAAAAGCATGCTTAGTTGTACGAGGAAACTGTCTATAAAATTCATTTAAAGCATCTTGATCTTGCTTAAGTCCTTCTACTTCGTTATCCCAGTATTCTATTACACCTAAATCGATCATTTCACCCTGTGGACCTTCTACAGGTTTTTTCGGTGTGTTGAATACAGGTAGTCCATAAGAATCAATGTATCCTTCGTAGTTCCATTCCATAGGTATGAACAAACTATATAATCCCGAGCGAGTTTGTCCATTGGCGTTTCGTTGAGTAACGTCTGAGTCATTGTATAGTTTTTTGAAGTTACCACCACCTTTATCTAAAGCATTTGATGTACTTCCCATCATACACTTACCAATAATTCTAGAACCTAATCTAAGACAAGTCTTTGTTACTCGCCAGTTGTTTAATATGTTATTAGGTTTTTCCCACTTACCACTTTCATCGTGGACTAGCAGTTTTAATTTTTCCCCGTCATACGAGTTGTCGCCCGTGTTTTTCCAGTCGATAGTTGTGTCAAGCCCGTCAAGTTCTCTGAGCGACTCATTATTTTCAAGCTTTCGTCTTGTGTATTTTGTCGCTGGAACTCTGTAAGCGAGTTCGGTTTTTGGCCTGTCCATACCGTCTTGGATTGGTTTGAAAAAGAACGGGTAGTTGACTGAGATAGGTACGACTTTGTCTGTGAACATTTTCTTAGCATCGGGACCAGACTTTGACAAGATACCGAACCGTGCATCAGATGTAATTGTTGCATTATTGACGGCCTCAGCTGAGGACATAAACGAAAATCCACTACGTCTATTCTTAAGATAGCACATTCCATAAGATCGTGGGTCGGCTTTACAAGCTTCCCAGAATATAAAGAATAATCGGTTTGATTCCCTAAAATCTGGTTGCCCAACATCAATCTTGGACCACTGCAGGTACATAAAATGAGTACCAGTAATGTAAGTAGCCAAGCCCTTATTATAGAACCAAAAGCCTTTTTCTCTTTTATTAAATTCATTATCGATGTAATCATACCATTTTTCTTTAAAGTCTACCGGGTATTCCTCCCAATCAAATACAGACTTTATTTTTTTTAATTCTTTAGGATACTCTGTGTATTCCCATTTATCACTATCGAACTTATGTATATCTTTAGCTTTTGGTAATGCTATTTTTAGATTTTGTATTTCATATATCTCACCTATTTCACCTGTTCTACTAATGATAATTACATCGTGTTCTTTATTATAGCCATACTCCCATTTTTTATAACGATTCATACGACTAACAACTTTTGGTTTTATGTGGTCTTTTACTACCTTATAAAGAGTTTGTTCGTACATTACTTAGATCTACCTTCAGCAAAACCTTTAAAAGTTCTTTCTTCTTTAACTTCTTTAGGTTTGTCATTTAACAAATTCTCTTCTTCTTCAATGCGATTAAGTATTTCAAACGCATCGAATATAGCTAGTTTTTTAGTGGCAGCAGCATTTTTAAGTCTGTCAGCTGATATGTCATCATCTGAATCAACAATAGCTTCTTTAGCTACTTTGATTAACTCCTCAACTGCTCTTTGCCCAGCTTGGATTATATTCTTCTTCGTTTCCTTGGTATTCATACTTAATTACAATATCATTAGATTTCATACAGTAAAGTCTCTTTCCTTCAACTAAAAACTCCCATTCACCATCAGGTTTATAACCTACAAGGTCTCCTGGGTTTATTTCTAGCGCTTCTAAGGACTTATTGCCATATTTTAATATACCAACAAGCTTACGCTCTTTATCAAGCGTTAGAGGATCATTACTTTTTATTGGTGTTATAAAGCATCTGTCACCTACAGTATGCCAACCTGTTTCATTTTTATATAAATAAACCTGGTCAAGGCTGCAGAAATATAAATCATTTTCAAAATATGATCTACTTTTCTTTTTATTACCTTTCATATCATAAAACGTTCTAAACACGTTTTGATGTATAACCACTGTGTCTCCTTTTTTAATACCTGTTTTAAAGGCTAGTGGTGTTTCTATAACTTCTGCTAAACGGTTTACAAATTTCCAGTTTTCAATTTTAGTATTGATAACTACATCTTTGCCACTTATTTTAACTGTATTGCTATATTTATCTCCTATCGGTTTTACGATAAAGTCATACAAGCTCTTCATTAATACTCTAAATCGTATTCAACAGATACAGCCATGTTAGAATTAAACTTCTTCCACGGCAATACCTCGTTGTTTTTCTTTATATGTATATTATAAGAGCCATCAGTTTCGTTAAATAAAATGTATGCTATCTCGTGACCTCCGTAAACCTGCTGACCCACAGAATAGTGCATAGCGTCATTTTTATAATCAGAACCTATACTGATTTTTCTTATAACTGAATCCACTACTCTTCTTCTTTTTCTATTATAGTGTACTCACCTGTTTTAAGGTCAATAGATATTGAGCCATACTCTTCTTCAAGCTTTAGCTTATATTCTTCTATTTCTTTATTAACCTCTGCTATTTGGTGTAATAAACTATGTTTCTGTGATTCTACTACACCTATTTTATGTAGTATTGATGATAACTCATCTTGCTGTTCTACAACTTTTTTAAGTTGTTCGTCTGTAATTTTTGCCATTTGATTTAATTTAATTAATTTATAATAATATAGTTACACTATTTATTTGTAAATTACTCTTCTTCGTCTACTGGTGGTGCTGGAGGTGGTACCTCTGCATTTCTTGGCCAACCAAAAAACGAATGTGCAGCGTTATCTCCTGGGTAAACTTCATTAGCACCGAAATCAATAGTATCAGTACTCATAATGTCATAAGCCCAACCATCGTAATACACAGGTGGAGTTATTTCATGCCCGTCAGGTCCGTAAGTTCCAGGTGTCTTTACAATTTTACCGATGTTAACAACAGCTCTAGTTCCGTTGATATACACCATTTGCGTTACACCTTCTTCTGTTACTTCTTCCCAGACACCCTTTGTAATTAAAGCTTGTTTACCTTCTGCTTCTGTTAAAAAATTTGTTTTGTAAATGTACATTTTTATAATTATTGAATTGTTAAAATTTCTAGTTCTCTATCTGTTAATGCTTTGTTAAATACTTGTAAGTTTTTTGTTTTTCCATAAAAATTATTTGCACCATCTCCTCTTGTAAAATTAAATTCACTTAAATTTAATGGCATTGTAGCACTTGTATCAGTTGAAATCTTTGTTCCATTTACCCATAAAACAACGTTATTTAATTTATATGAAATAGCTACTTTATTATAATTTAAAATATTTAAACCATTAGCATCGCTACTAAATTGTGTAACTCCACCGCTAAATACAAATGCTTGTATTTTATTTGTAGTTGTTGTGTATCTAATTACTACGCTATTATTATTAGTTCCATCGCTTATTGATAATGTTCTATTTCCACTCGCATCAGATAAACCAGCTATTTCCGCATACAACACTCCTTCTTCGCTGTTAAAAACATTTACGTCACCTGCGTTATTTGCAGTTTCACCTAAACGAGTGGCAGCAGAGCCAAATGTTGGAATGTAAGATGTTGCATAAGATAATTCTTCAAGCTGTGCACCCCAAACGTAAACTGAATTTCCAACTTCAGATGAATCAATTTCTCTTTGTCCTATTCCAAATTGTCTATATGGAGTTTCGTCTGTCGCTAAAGATAGTCTAATCCAATCGTTTAAAAAATATTCTACTTTTAAAGAATTATCATTAACTGTTTTTGTATCAAAATTATAATAAGCATAACTACCTCCACTTTTTCTAATATAAAAATTATTAGCATCTATGTTTTTAACAAATACAGATGTAACACGTAAACCACCAACAGAAACTCTTAACATATTAAATGTCTGATGTGTATGAGTTAATTTAGTTGCATTTGTTAAACCTTTTGGAGATGAAGAACTATTAGCTTGAATTGTACCATACAAAAACCAACTACTATCACTAAAATCTTCACTAAATGTTAATAAATTAGTACTTTGCGGTTCTAAAAGCAAAAATGGTTCTGTTAAACTATCTGAGTAATCTATTCTTGGTTTATCACCTAAGACTTCTATTACTGATACATTGTCTATATAACCATCAAAACCACTAATAGACCTTAAATATAAGGTGCTACCATCAGATACTAAATCATAAGTAAAAGTTCCATTTGTTGTTATTGTTTCATCAACTACGCCTGTGTTACCAAATCTTATTTGTAAACTACCTGTTGTTTTGTTAGCTACATCAATAGATAATCTGTATTTTTTACCACTTGTTAAAATACTAACTTGTTGAATAGCTGCATCTGCACCACCATCAAATTCAGCTACTTGATTTCCATTAATTTCAGCAATACCCCAACCAGTACCAAACGTCCAATTCTGCCCAACTTCTTTTACTGAAACGTTTGTAAGTTTTCCTGTAAAACCAACAGGTCTAAAATATAAAAATCTGTTTCCGCTTGATTCTATATATAAAGTATGTGTACCATCAGAATTAAATTGAGTTGAATTTAAATTACTTAAACCCACATTAACATATCCTTGAGCAACATCTTGTAATGTAAATGTAACTTTGTATTGTAAACCTGTTGCAGTTGCTACTGCATTACTTGTGTGTAAATTATTACTTGCATTATCAGCTACTGCAAATCCATTTAATATAGTCCATTGCCCAGAGCCTAAATTCCAATCACTATTAGTTGCAAAGTCACCGTTTATTACAAGATCTGGCCCTATTTCACTGAAATCACCATTTTGAACTAACTCAGGTCCAAAGTACCCAACATCTTCTATTAACCCTTTTTCATTTACTATAGTCGCAGCACTGTCTCTGTTAAATGTAAGAGGTGCTGGTACAAATGTAAAATCATCTGTATAGTTATAGCTTAATATACTCCCTGACTTTATAGCCGGTTTATTTGGTAAAGTAAAATTAGGTTTCGCCATTATAATGTATAATTTAAAGCCGTAGCCATTTCTTGATATGATTGATATTGTGGTACTGTTAGTAAGTAAAGCTCACCGTCAGACATTGCTCTTTTAAATACTTGTACGTTTTTTGTTTTTCCTACTAAATTTTGCGCCCCAGTGCCATTGTCAAAAGATACTCTATTTAAACCTACTGGTGTATTACCACTTGAATCTGTAAATATTTCAACTCCATTAACCCACCAAGAAAAATCATTTTGCTTCCACTTTAAAGCCATTTTGTTAAAAGATTTAGTGTCTGTTAATGTTTGAGTTGAAAACATTACATTTGTACCATTAACTACAACAAATGCTTTTATTTGATTTGATACTGGTCTATTTTCAAAAGCAACTCTATTATTATAGTCGCCATTGTTTATAGAAATTTGTAAATAATTACCTGTATCATTTAAAAAAGCAATATCTACATACAATACACCCTCTTCTGAATTAAAGTCTTGTGCTGATCCAGAGTTAATACATACTTCGCCATTTCGAGTTGCAGCAGAGCCAAAAGTTGGGATATAAGAGGTTGGATAGCTTCCTTCTTCTAATTGTGCGCCCCACATATAAATACCACTAGAAGGTATATCATCTACCCATATACCAGAAGAACTTCCGTGTCCATTATTCTCTACAAGTTCAAACCTTTGCCAATTTTCTGTTA